CCTTGCCAAGCAAGAATCCGGCAATCATCGGGATGCCAAGAACAATTACTGAACCAATGAAAACACCTGCATCCGACAATGTTGAAAGAAAATCAATCATTTTGAACCCTCGCTTTCCATTCTCCAAAAGGTTTGAATTGTCTTATCCATGTCAAAACGGTAATGACCGCCAAGGGGTTTATATGCCTCAATTTTTTTATCGCGTACCAAGCGGCGCAATGTGCTTGGTGTGATTTCTAAGATGGATGCCATCTCTGTTGTGCTTAGGTATTCCGGTTCTAAAATGCTCATATTGTCTCCCATGATCCAGCGTAATCAGTCAGTATGACAACTTCACCCGTGCCAATATCAAACGCAGCTTCATGAGGCTCAGCAATAGATTTCAGGAATGCTGCTGCCAGGATGTAATCGGTGTATGTGTCAACCCAATGGGCATAACCCCAGTCAAATGAAATTTCAGTGTCATGGATAATTGGCTCAAAGCGCATGACCTTCTTTTCCCAATCCTTGCCCCACTGCATTGAAGTCGTGGTCAAGTGCTCAAAGTCGTTTTTTGTAAGCTCTAAGGTTATTTTCATGATTGGCCCATTTTCTTAAACTGAGCATCAATCTCATTAATTGTGTATTGCTCGCATGTATCGCACATGCAGTCAGCCGCAGCTTGAAACGCCTTGGATTGCTTGCTTAACTGGTCACTTATTTCAATGTATAAATCTGCCATTCTTGACATGTGAGGCCCTTCGTCTAAATCGCCGGTTTGCGATAAACCAAATATAGACGATATGGACGAGATGCACAACATCAACACCGTTGGGCGTGTCTAACGCTCCAAAAGGATAGTGTAAATGTGGTCCAAGCGTGCTTCCAGCCTGTTGACCTGCTCTTTTAGGCTATGACCGTTAGCCTTGGGCCCTATTTCGGCCATGATTGAGCGCACTATAAATTTAACTCCGGCATATAGCCCGGACAGGATGGCCATCACGCCTACAATAACGGCCACCCATGCCTGGGCCTCCATCTTACTTTTTGCCCAAATTGATTGAAGAATCCTTTGGATCTACTGCACGCAAGATAGGCCCGATAAAGCCGGCCAATAGTGCATTGAGCAGAATCTTAGGATCTGAAATCCCGGATAGGTAAAGGGCTGCAACTGATGCAAGTGAAGCTCTTAAATACGACAAGGCCGCCGTTTTAAATTGCTGATTCATTCTTTTTCTCCTTTGGGTCTTTCCGGTAAATCACCGGTAAATGAGACATAAGCCGGGCGGCCATATCCCACAACAAATGAACGCGGTCCCAAGGTGCGTGATTTAACCATCACTTCACCGCCGTTTCTTTGATCCCCGCCATTGCTGGTGTTGCCTTCGATTGTCACAATTTGCTTTTCGGATACTCTAATTACTAAACCAATGTGATTGATTGTGACCTTGTCATCAATAACAAAATCAAAAAACACAAAATCTCCAATCTTTGGCGTTTTATGCCATTGATTATTTTTCTTAAACGCCTCGGCCCCGGCCTTGGTGCTGACCACATTGGGCACTTTGACACCAGCTTGATCCGCGCACCAATTAAGGAATGACCCACACCATGGCAGCTTGTCGGCCTTCATGTGTTTGCCATATTTGGTCTCATTGTTGCCGGTTTCAACCACGCCATTTTCAGCGAGCGCAATCTGAATCATGCGCGGCAATGTGCCTTGTGGAAAATTAGACATGAATCATCTCAGTCAAGTGTTCCACTTATAGCCCAAGTGCAGTTTTAAGGTCTGAAACCGACAAGCCAACGCTTGCTAACTTATCTGCCACAGTTGGCTCAGTTGGCGGTGTTGGATTATGAGCAGCAAAAGCGGCTAAAAGTTCAACCTCAGTACCCTCTCCAGCAAGATAAAAATCATTACCTCGTTGAAAAATGCCCACACCTTTATCCTTTTGCAAAGCAATACTATCAAAATACTTTGCAGGTTTATCTATTTTGATTTCCATAATTACGCTCCTAAATAAGTAATCGAAAAAATGCCATACCAAGTATTTGTTGTAGTTGAAGCGTTAAGAATTGCGCCCTCAATGTAATCTCCAGCCGTAAAAGAACAAACTGTTGAAATTGATTGACTCCAATTATTCGCTCCCCAGTTTTTATGCATACCGAATACATTTTGCCCAGATTGGATATTGGTTCCACCATTTTTAAAAAAGTTTAGATAAAAATAATCTGAGGCCGCTCCATCAAACGATGCAGCAAAAGTTATTAAATACTTGCCACCTTTACCCGTTGGAATAGTAAAACGGCTCGGGTTTGTTGAGTTATCGTGAAAAGAATCTGTATCATATAACTCTGTAGTAAATGGCATATAAGTCCAAGTATTACTAGTTATTGCCTTAGAGGTAGCAGTAAGGTATGCATTTGCTCCTATACATGCGGGTGCACTAGCAGTTGCCCAACTTGGAATTCCACCAGCAACAGTCAGTATTTGTCCAGTGCTGCCAATTCCAAGCCTCGCTGGTGTTGATCCGCTTGATGAATAAATTGTGTCGCCCGTTGTGGTCATTGGATTAGTCATGCCACTACTTTGAACAATGTCAAAGAATATGGATGCGCTGGTGCTCGTAAAGTAAAGATTGCCACCTTCCCATTGACTTAGTGCCAATGATCCGGCCGTTGTGACTGTTGCGGTTCCTGCCGTAATTGTGCAAACGCCTGCACCAATGTTTTGAATTTGAACCGTATCACCGGCAGCAAAAAGGCTTGTGTTCACCGTTATGGTTGTTGCACCAGCCGCGTTCATTTGTACCACTGTTCCAGCATCGGCCGCAGTTAAAACATATGAGGCAGTTTTGGCAGTAGCAGCTCCACCGCCCATGGCCGTTTGTTGAAGCGATGTCATTTGGGCTGCAGTAAGTACCTGCCCGGTCGTAAAGGTTTGCTTTGCCATTTTTTCTCCTTAGTAACTCAACACGCTTGTGTCAAGTATTCCATAAAGTTCACTGTCTAGTATCAAACCATCAATGATGGCTTCAAGTGTCGTCATTTTAACTCGCCAAGAATTAGGTGTGATTTCCATTGATTTGCCAAATACTTGGAGGGTTTTTGTCAGGGTTGTTCCGCCCGGTTGATTAGTTGTGATTGTAACCGGGTCGAAATAATCAAGGTCAAGGGCTGCAATAATGCCGGCATCATAATTGGCGGTGTATAAATCCAATTGGATTTCGTCACATCTCACGCTTGTTTCGGCCCTTGAAGCTACATAAGCACGGGCGTAATCTAACGCCGTTTCCGTTGTTTCCATCAAAAGATTTTGCTGATTGTAAGAGTGCAAGAAATACTTCGCAATGCTTGCTGCATCTGATGCATTTTGAGTGGCCAAGCCTGTGGCAGTAATGTTTGCCTCATTGTAAACAAGGGTGTCATTTGTAACCCATTTAGCATCGAAATAATCAATTGCCGTCCCATTATCATTGAACACAACGGGCGTTGCCGCAACGCTTGAGGCCGTCAAATTTCTATCTTGAAAAACAAAACTGCCGGATGCATCTACATAAAATGCGCCATATTCTGTCGTTTCAATTGTCTGACATGCAGCCAACGCAGTGCGGGCAGTGCCGGGATCAGCCTGGACCGTGGTGAGCCCGGAATCCACATCCCTCATGGAATTTGGCCAAGATATGGCATCCAGCAGGTTGTTGATTCTTGCGCCTGTCAATTGTCCCGCGCTGGTTCCTGCCACTGTTGAAATCTGAGCATTTTGAGCTAATCTGAAAGCATCAACCGCCTGGATCGTCGTGTAAACGACATCACCCACCGCGCTTTGTGGTGTTGTTGTTTGATATGAAGTAATGAATCCACTAAACACTGGATAGGTTACGGACCCGTAAGTTGCAGTGATTTGCACTTTTCTCATTGGCGTAAGGAGCTGATAGTAGGGCCCCGAAATGTTCATTGGGTTGAAGTTTCCATTTTGGTCAACAATGCGCAATGAAAGTGTGCCAGTCTGAAATTGGTCGGCTTGAGCGTTTCGGCCACGCTTTGTAGAAATTGAATCCACTACATTGGACACATCCACAATGACTGAAGCTGCATCGGCCAAAATGTTTGTATCAAGCAAGCCTTGATCTAAAATCATTGCCTGAGCAAAACTTGGGCCAGTGCTGAAATTAATGAACGCGTTGATTGTTGGCACAGTCATGCTGGCAACGCCCCTGCGTAAGTGGTCAAATTGCCACGGCGTGCAATTTCATTGAGTGCCATTTGAACGGCATCAACAATTGTGTTTTCATCAGCCATTGATGGGCCAGTGCTGACATTGATTGTAACCCCAGCCGGCAATTGGTTTCCAGTGCCATTGAGGCCAAGACCGGAAGTTGAGGGAACTGTTGGCGTAATGTTTGCACCATCTCCAGTAATTCCTAAAGATGCGTTTGTTGCGCCTACAAATGGCACATATCCTCCAAGCTCGGCTTTTGCGCTTGGAGTTAAAGATGCAACGGCTGAAGCTGCGGAACCTTTAAAAGTAGCGAAATAAGTTGCAAGATTGGTAAGCGAACCGGCCGCACCTGATGCAGATGTAGCAAGATTCTTTAACGCAGTGGTTGCTTCTACTTCTTGTTTTAACTTATCCGCTTGGGCTTTAACCAAGGCATCATTGGCAGCTTGGGCAGTTTTGCCCGTCTCATCAAGAATGGCAATCTGAGCGCGAATGCGTGCCTTTGTTTCTTCGTCAGTAGCTTGATTCAAGGCCACATTGAGGCCAATGCGCTCTAAGTCAAATTTTTTCTTGAGCTCGTCTAAAGCCGCCTGATCCTTCTTCATTTGAGCTTCTTCTTTGGTGGCCTTGTTCTTGGCTGCCAACATTGCCAATTCTTCTCGTTTTTGAGCCGCTAATTTTTTGTTGTATGCAACGGCAGCCGCACGCTCACCTGGGCTCTGTTGGGCTGGTCCGTAATTAGTACCAGGCTTATTAACCGGGATGATTCCATATTTTAAATCAACACCTGCAAAAAGTGATTTCATGCGTGAAGGAGAAATGAGCGTTGCTATACCTTGAGAGAGCAAATCAATCTTGCTGATTGCTTTGTCTAGATTGCCATCTCCGGCAATTGTGGCAAATGCATCAACAAGCGCACCGCCAATAGTTTCGGAAGCATTGGCTGCTGCAACATTGAGCTTGTCCAATTTTCCTGCGTAAGTGTTAGCGGCGGCCGCAGCTTGGCCCTTGCTGATTTCTGTTATCTTGGCCAAAATTTCTTCAAATGACATTGCAGCCAATTGGGCCTTTGTTAAACCTAAGCCATATTTTTGCAGCCCTTTGGTATTTCCTGCATATGCGCGGCCAAGGTCGTTTGCGACTGAAAGAACGCTTTCCCCACTTTGTGCACTTAGATCAAGGGCAGTTTTCAATAAATCTTGAGACTTAGTCAAATTTCCGGTAGTGGTGAGCAGTTTCTGATAAGCCGGCCTCAAAAAGTCATCAAGCACGCCGTATTGCTTTTCTAAGTCACCTATAAAAGTTTTAACTGATGGATCAGCAAATGCAAGGCCCAAATTGCTAAGGGTGCGGGATAAGACTCTCGCGGCTTTATCATCGGCGATAAATGCCTGAACGGAAGCTTTACCAAATGCCAAAACTTTTTGCGTTGAGAAAACTGCTGCAAAACTTTTTCCCAAGTCTCGAACTGTTTTATCAAATCCGACTATGTGTTTTTTGGCTTTGTTTAAACCCTTTGGGTCATACCGTGTGGTTGCACTGACTAATAAATTTGGCATTATGAGGCCAACCGATAACCGGATTGAGTACCCGCACCGCCGGAAGCATTGAATATCTTGACGGCTTTATCAATGGCAGTCGTCACGGCCAAGGTTGCTTTTCCTTGGTCTTGCTCCCAAGCTTTAAATATCAAACGGCCGCGCTCTTTGTCTTTACCGTATAGGCCGCCCATGGCTCCAATAAATAATTCACCGGCCCTTGGGTTGTTGGATCTACCTTGTTGACCGGATTGAACACGGCCCGCAGTTTCATAGATTGCTCCGGCTGCTGAATTGTTGCGCACATAATACTGAGCACGATAGCCCTGACGATTCTGAATGCTTTTGCCTTGACGGTATACAATGCCGGCCTTGACTTCAACAGTGTCAAAAAGAGGAAATTTGCGCACTCGGCCACTGGTGTTGAACACGGCTTGGCTCTGTACCTTGCCGCGCTTTTCCCATCCTGAAAGATATGTTGGAAATCCCTGAGGCACATCCCCACGCGCTTTATCACGAATTGTTATCATTGCAGCTTTGATTTCAATGTTCATTTGCTTGGTCAAGTCTCGGTCAAATTTACGCATGGCCTTCAAAGTGGGTTCAACGCCTGTTATGTTTAGTGGCACGGGCCCTCTCCTTCGCTCTGTCGTTTAGTACCTGAAGCACGGCTTTGAACATTCTTTCATCAAGATTTAAAACTTCATTGGGGCTTATTTTAAGCTCCACCGCTAGTGAGGCCACTAGATAGGTGAAACTTGCCCGTTCTATTTTTTTTCGGGCTCGTCATCCATAACTTCAACCGCAATCAAGGTTCCCAACCATTCTTCACCGAATGGCGGAATGACCTCTACGCGGGAAAGCGCATTGTGCGCCAACCAGTAGATATCACTCTGTTTTTCCTCGTCACGAAATTGCTTATGAATTCCTTTGCCTGTGTACTTTTCAAACGCATATTCAACCACGGGGGTGATTGGAACAATCACATCCCCTGAGGCCCTGGTGATTTTCAAGCGTGCCATTTTTTGCTCCTTAGAATGCCACTGATGTTGAAACGGTGACTGTTGTGTTTACTGTGAATGAAATACTGGATGAAGCTTCATCGCCAACCCCGCCTGTACCCACTGGGGTCAAGTTGTTGACAAAGATTGAAAACTGATATGTCGGATTTGTCGCGCTTACTGCGGTTCCCTTCACTGTAATCATTGAAACTGCCAAAGTAGTACCAAATGCAGCATTAAGGGTTGTCATAACTGCTGAAGCTGCCCAATCATTGAAGAAATCAATTTGTAGCGTTGCAGATTGCAATCCGGCCACTACCTTATGTGCAGAATCGCCCATTGTTGTGACTTCCAGTTCATCCACAATTTGCGTTAAAGTAATTGCGCTTACATAACTTGAGATGTCAATTGATGGAACTGTTGGCGCGGCTGCGGTTGCAAGTTTCACGCCAACATTGTTATTTAGATAGATTGCCATGTGTTATTCCTCGTTTTCTGTTGTCGTTGGCTTAGCAGCCTTTGTATCCT